GGATATGTCATCTAACACTCCCATACCACCTGCAAGTACTCCACCAACTCCTAATAGACTTGCGGCACCACCACCTGATATTGAAATTGGACTAGGCGTTTTATCATAATGCTCAACACCAAATCCTTTTGGACTTCCATTTTTAATAGGCCCTCTACTGTAGTGTACCGTTTCGTATTCTAAAGTCATTAAGTTTGCAACAGGATCACTTGCTGAATTATCCATAGTGTCATGTTGCCAACTTGCAATTATAGGATTTACAAGTGTCATTGACGTGTATCTTTTTCTTGACATTTGACTGATTGTAATACTGTTAAAAAACGGAGCAAAGCTGTCGTTGTCAAAACCATATCTATATTGTTTGGCTCCAAACTGTGTGCCTCTGTTATAAGCATATTGTTTTATTGTAGGATCAACACTGCCATCTGGTTGTACTTTTGTATAGTTTCCGTCTCTATAATAATATCTATAATATGCTTCCCACATTGCTGTTGTAACACCGTAGGAATCATCATGAAATTGAATAGTTACAGGATTGTAATCAATCCTTTTTTGCACAATTCTTTTCCTATTGTACTGATGCTTTACATCAGTTTGAATATTAAATTGTGGTAAAGTAACAGATTTAACTAACATGTTTAATTCGTTAATATGCTTTTGTGCAAGTTGAGGTATTACAGCAGAAGCACCAGAATTAATGTTAAAAGAAACGTGATAAAGAAATTTTACTTTAGGAGATAATCTATGACTGTCGTCAACATATAGTCTAGCACCGTGTTGATAGTCAGCAAGATTCCCTTTTGGATTCAATGCACCTGATGCTAAATTATCTAAAAAGCCATTTAAGAAACTCATACGTATCTCCTATATACAGTATTTATCTTATAGAATTAAGTGGGTATATTATTAAAGCCATAAAAAAAGGGCCCGTAGGCCCTTAATTTAATTTTGTTTCTGATTAAGTAGATCCGCCGCCAGTAATTGCAGTGTTTATAGTTCTGCCAATTGCTGTACCTATTCCAGTTCCTTGTGGAGTCTGGATTGCGTTATCGTATCTAATAGATAATGTTGTTGTTACAACTGCTGATGTTGCGTAGTTTAATGAATTGTAGTTTGCATTTTCTACGTAACAGCCATATAGTTCAAAAGTTTCTAGTACACCTGGAGTATTAGCACCGTTACCACCATCAAGAATTTCAATTCTAGTTACAAACTTGTAATCACTTCCAGATGCCGCACCGGACATTTCAAAGAAATCAAATTGTTTCTGTAACTGCTCACCAACAAGTTTTTGCACGTTGTTGCTAACATCTTCACGTAGGTTAAGCGTAATTGGCTCCCAAGTATGTTTACCTGCAAGAAATACTCTCGAGTTGTAAATGTCAACAGTCATTTGATCGAACGATACGTTTGGTCTTGTAACATCCATAACCTGTTTTGTAAGTTCAGTTGTTGGACTTGATACTCCGAAGTTTTCCAGCGATACCCTAAAACGGTATTGCAGTTTGGGCATCAACAGACCTTGATTTGATGCACTTGCATTACTATCTAGCGGTACTGTTAATCTTGAAAGTGTTGAAATTGCCATTCTATGCTCCTATTACTTTTATTTATCCGTTTATAGTCCCGCTATCTCTCCAGTGTTTTTAAGTCTCAGTGGAATGTAAATAAATTCCACAGCCTTCACTGGCTCAATCGCGATATCAACGTATAGTTCATTTCTGTCTATTCTAGCTGGTGTGTTATTTGATTCATCACAAACAACTAGGAAGTCATATAATGCTCTTTGTGAAACAAGTTCAAGCATTAAGCTATCAACCTGTGCCTTGATTTCATCACGAGTGATTTTATCATTTGGTTCAAAGATATATGGTTTCGCAAGTTTCTTAAGTTGTGATCTCAAGTAAATTACCAAACGTGCCACGTTAATTCTATCCAAAGCACTTGCATTTCTTGCTCTAGTCTTTTGACCAAAGTTAACAAGACCTGCACCTGTTAAGAATGTAATTGGGTTAACATTAAGTGAATAAAGTGTATCACGTTGTCCTTCATTTAACGCAATTGATTTAAATTCACCTTCTGCATCAACAAATCCTGAAGCACTTGCATTTGTAATACCACCACGTCTTGTTCCTGCTGGTGCAAACCATGGAAACGAAACTTGATCGCTTAATGCTAATGTTCTAAGAATACCGTGACTTGGTGGAACAACTACATTGTTACCTGCATTGTCGCTTGTAAACAAGCTCGGATAAAACACACCTAAGTACTCATCTCTAGAAACAAGTCCTCTGTCGTTATCTTCAACTGCAAGGTTAACGTTGTTACCCCAGTCATTAATTGTTGTTGCATCTGATTTCAATCTAACCGGTGAATCTCCAACGATAAATGCAGTTAAGCCTCTATCATTGTTAAGTGCAATCATTTCACCAATTAATTCAGGATAACTTGGACACGCCATAACGTTGAACAGTCTTGATTCGTCATCTCTAATATCTTGGTTACTGTTAACCATTGCTTGTAGAGCTTGAACAATTACTTTACGTTGAGCTTTACGTCCAAAGCTACCTGCGCCATCTGGCTGGTTAGCTGATTCAGTTACCCATCTGTGTGGATAATATGTTGCTTGGCTTTCGTCCATTCTAACGTTTGTTGCAGTAAGATCTACATGATTACGTACAAATTTCTTAACGTTAAATCCAGAACGTCTTAAGTTCCATAATAACATGCCTTTTGGATATAATGCTGGATCTGGAGCGTCAGTATCTAAATGATCACTTACTAATAATTCAGCAATAGTTCCACTTGGTGCCGCTGTTGCAGTACCACCACTTGTACCAAATCTAGCATCAGCAAATAAAATACCATCTTCAGTAGTTTGATCTGCTTCATCTAATGCAATCCATTTTGCAAGGTCTGCATTGTATTTGTGTACTTGTGGATAATTTTCCAAGTCAGCAGTTGAAATCCAAAGGTCACCTGTTACCAAAGGAGTTGTATCTGATTGCTGTGTAGGCTCAGTAGCACTTACAATCGGTCCTGCTGGATCAGCGGATGCATATACGTTTGCGTAACCTTTCCATGTAGTTCCGTTGTGTACCATGATGTCTACTTCATCAACAATTGAGCTGTACCATAATCTACCATCTGTTGTTAATGCAGTTGGAGCATTTGGTCCTGCTGTGTATGTTAAGATCTTCCAGTTTGAAGCATGGAAGTCTGAAGCAGTATCACCTGCTGGTGCTGTGTAAAGGTTTGCAGTTCCTAGTTTTGTAGTATAGTTATATGCCGCAAATCCTGCGTTAGCAAAACCATTACTTGTATCTTTAATACGGATTTCTCCACCATCATTATGTGAAATAACAACTCTGTTGCTTGCATCAACACTTGCAACAATGTTAGTAAATCCGTGTGCATTGATTGAATTTGCCATTGCATCAGCATCGCTTGCCGCTCCTGTTGCAACAAATGATAACGATACATGAGCGTCCATAGCCGCCTGTCCAACTTTGCTTTCTGCCATTGTATAGTTAAATGTGCCTGACGCAAAAGTACTTGCTGTAATTGCACTTGATGTAATTGTAGTAGCACCCGAAGCGTTTCTTGCAAAAATTGTAAAATCAAACTCTTCATTTTCTGCTAATGAAGTGTGTGCTTGAATGTATAAAGAACCAACTGCAAGATTAATTCCGCCACCGGACTTATCTAAATTGTAAAGTGCCTCATGATGTGATCTGTAAACCGGTGCTGGTTTATCTTCCCAAAGTTTAGTAGTTGAGTTCCAAACTTTAGCTTTGTAATTTGCACCTAAGTTTGCATCTGTAGTTTTAAACCAAACAGAACCTGAAGGTCTTGATTTTGTATCTGCTGTTTTAAACTCAGGTACGCTTGTGTGCGGTTTAATTTCTAATGCCGGAGCATAATAAGTACCAGCTGTGATACCAATATCAGCTAACAATGTACCTGATGCACCTGCTGAAATAGCAATAGCACCGTCATCGTCTGTTGATCCATCTGTAGTTGAACTTCCGTCACTATAAATGTAAATCTTACCATCAACAACACCCGCTGTTACACCTGTAATGCCAGCATCATTAATTGATGTTGCCAAATTAGCCATTGTTGTTCCAGATAAAGTAACAGTAGTTTGGTTAATGACTATTGTATGTCCGTTTGTTAAGGTTGCGTTTGCAGTTGAACCTTGGATAGTTGGCCAACTTTTTACCCAGTCAGCTGTTCCTACTTTTACCCAAGCACCGCTTGTGTTCTTGTAAAATACCTTGTTTAACGTAGTAGTTGTTACTACAGCATAATCGCCTACCTGCCCTACGGATCCTTTTGGTAATCCTGAGCTTGTTTCACCTACCTGTTGTGAAACGTTTGATATTACTAATGGAACTTTATTAGTGAATGACTGTCCACCAGTAACAGTTGCCGCGTTTCCGTTCCATTCAAATATACCAAATTTTGTTAATGCTGTATCAAACCAATACGTACCGTTTGCTGGAGCCGCCGCCGGAGCACTTGAACTTGGCTCAATTTCGCCTAAGTCTATATCTGCTCTTGCTACGAATGCTCTGTTACTTACGCCTAAATATGAGTAAGCCGCTTGTAAACCATATTCGTTAAGCTCTCCTCCGTTAACCGGATTGTTGTTGACATCTGTTTGGAAAATTGGATCTCCAAATGTGTCTGATAAATCTCTTTGTGATGTAATTAAGAAAGGTACACCTGCGTTTGCTTTTGTTGTCCCTCTTGCTGTTCCTGTTCCCGCCGCGTTTGTTTTGTCTTGTTTAGACGCAACAAATATCATAGGCGTAGTACCCGGTTCAGCTGGTGTGTAAAAACTTT